TAAATTCATTTCTGGTAGTGGAGACATTAAAGCCAATCAAAATATAAGAATTGCGGCTGATCAAAAAGCTGTTGTTTATTCCAAACAACAAGTAAACATAGGGTATAACGAAAAAAGCACAGCTAATACTCAAACAATTAACATTTCAGCAACACAAACAATCACATTAAGTGTTGGTCAGTCTTCCATAAAAATAGAATCAGGGCAAATAACTATCACAAGCCCACAAATTAACTTTAAGAAGGGATAATTATGGCTGGAGCTAATGTCCATGTTCAAGGCGAAAAAAGATTATGTGGTCATACAACTGTTGTTAGTGGTCAAGATTTTGTTTCAGTTCAAAATCAATTGGTGGCCGTAGAAAACGATCAAGACACAGCTGGTCATGGAGAACTCACTTCTATGGGTATAAATACATATGTTAAAATAAATAATAAATTGATAATTGTTAAAGGAGATCAAGCCAAACCAGATAGTGCTTGTATGTTTAACAATCAACATTGTCGTCCGTATCCATCAGAGTTTTCAGATTTCGTAACCATAGAACCAGGTTAAAAATGGCAGTTTCAAGAGCAGACACCTTATCAAAAGTAAATAAAACTCAAATTTATTCAGATTTTTTTGATTCTTTTGCTTCTTCTCCAAATAGTGGAGATTTAGCCATGAAAACCAACGTTGATTCCGTAAAACAATCTATTAAGAATTTAGTATTAACAGACATGGATGAAAGGTTGTACCAACCTTTAATTGGAACCAATGCTCATGAAATACTGTTCGAACCAACAAATGATCTAGTCGCATTCGAATCTTTGAAATCTTATATTACATATGTTATTAAAAATTTCGAACCAAGAGTTCAACAATTTCAAATAGATATAGTTTCTGAGCAGGAAGATAGTGATTATTTGACAATTAATGTTTATTTTACTATTATAAATAATCCAATAACTCAAACTGTTTCTATAAATCTAAGAAGAGTCCGATAAATGGCCAATAGTTCCCTAAATTTAACTTCTTTAGATTTCGACACTCTTAAAACGAATCTAAAAAATTTCTTAAAATCACAATCAACTTTTAGTGATTATGATTTTGATGGTTCAAATATGAACGTTCTATTAGACGTTTTGTCATATAATAGTTTTTTAAATGCATTTTATTTGAATATGATTGGTTCAGAAATGTTTCTGGATACTGCTCAGAAATACAATTCAATTGTTTCTCATGCTAAAGAATTAAATTATACCCCTCAATCCAATAGATCATCTGTTGGTTTTATAACATTCACAGCATCCACAACAGGTTTAAATGGTCAATTAACTATTCCTAAAGGTTCTAGATTTTCCGGAACTAATTCTAATGGTGTGTTCTCTTTTACAACAAATGAAACTAAAACTTATCTTTCCACAAATAATGTTTTTTACGTAGCGAATTTGGCTTTGTATGACGGAGTATATGCTAATGAAACTTTTGTTGTAGATTATACTATTCAAAATCAAGCGTTCGTTATGTCAAATCCAGATATTGACACCGAAAGTTTAGCAATTAATGTTATAGAAAATAACGGCCAAACAAATACTATTTTTACTAAAGTTGATACTCTTTATAATTTGAATTCTAATTCTGCTGTTTATTTTTTACAAGGAGCGCAGAATGGTAATTATGAAATTTTATTTGGAGATGGAATTCTAGGAAGAAAACCACAGAATGGTGCTGTGATAAATGCTGAATATAGAAGAGCAAAAGGTTCTCCGGCGAATGGTATTACTAAATTCATTATTGATATAAATTTAGGGAACGTTAATGGTGGACAAGTAAATCCAACTTCTGTAATAACAGTGGCAAATTCTACTAATGGTTCTATGGCAGAAGATATAGAAACAGTTAGGTTCAGAGCTCCAAGATATTTTGCAACTCAACAAAGAGCTGTAAGTGTAGACGACTATTCTTCTTTAATATATACCAAATTTGGCGGGTTGATTAGTGACATTAATGTTTACGGTGGAGAAACTTTATCTCCAAAACAATATGGAACAGTAGTAATTTGTTTGAAACCCACAGGTGTCACTTACGCTCCTAATTATTTAAAAAATCAAATTGTAAATTACATTCAACCATACACGAATATTCCAATTAAAGTTATTACATCAGATCCAGATTACTTTTATTTAAAAGTAAACACAACAGTCCAGTACGATCAAACTTTAACAAACAAATCACAAACCGATATTCAAAGTGCAGTTTTAAATTCTATTATTGGATATAGTATTAATAATTTAGAACATTTTAAAGATGATTTTAGATTTAGTAGATTCACAAATAAAATTGATAATACAGATGTTAGTGTAGTCAGTAATGATACAGAAGTGTTGATGGTTAAAAGGATTAACACTACTCCTGGAATTTCAGAAACTATTACTGTTAATTATAATAATGCCGGAGAATATGAAAGTTATTGGTCAAACAATAATCCTTCTGCTTATCTGGACGAACCTACTTTATGGTCCTCTTCTTTCTCTTATATCTCTAACACTGGAACTCAATATAATAATTGTTATTTAAGAGATGATAATAGAGGAAATTTATTCATTTATAATATTACTAATAATAGCAATAATGTAGTTATTAATGATACTGGCACTCTTGATTATACTACTGGTAAAGTTGTTATTAATAATTTTAATGTTCTCAATTATGGTAATAATATATCTTTTTATTACAAAACAATGTCAAAAGATATATACGCAACTGGAGATAAGATTTTACTTATAGATCCAGCAGACGTATCAGTTTCAGTTATACACAAATTGGATTAATAATAAATGGATTTTGGCGTAGAAAAATTTATTACTCCTTTTATAGAATCTCAATTTCCTGATTTTTATAAAAAGGAAGGTCCAAATTTTATTTTATTCGTAAAAGCATATTACGAATGGATGCAACAGGACGGTAGTCCTATAGGCGAAACAAGAAGATTATTTAATTACAGAGATATTGATAATACACCATCTAACACTGTAGAAGATTTCCTATTTCATTTTCAACAAAAATATCTATACGGTATACCATATAAAATCATAGCTGATAAAAGATTATTATTAAAACACATATTTGACGTATATCGTTCTAAAGGCAATTTTCAATGTTATAAACTTTTATTCAGATTAGTTTATAATGAAGATATGGATTTATATATTCCTGGGTATGATCTATTAAAACCTTCAGATGGAACTTGGGTGCAACCAAAATATCTAGAAGTAACTAATAGTGATATTTTACCTTTGTTTGTTGGAAAACAAATTATCGGACTTAGTTCAAAAACAACTGCGGTTGTTGAAGATTATATTAGAGAACCATTTAATAAAAATATATTTTCAACTATCTATCTTTCAAATATTTTACCAAAAGGAGCAAGTTTTTCTATAGGAGAAAAACTAATACTTGCCGATGATTCTTTGACGGAAGCACAAATACAATCTTCTTCAAAAGTAATTGGTTCTTTGGATACTTTAGAAATTACAAATGGTGGACAAAATTTTAAGGTTGGTGATATTCTTAAAATAGCTCATACAGATTCTTTTGGGAATAAAATTTCAAACGGAACAGATGGTTTATTAAAAATAACATCATTGCAGAAATTCTTTGGATCTTTGGGATTTAGTATAAATGATGGTGGATTTGGTTATTCGTTAAATGCTTTTTCTTTTGTTTATCCATTTTCTAATTCTAGTTTTAGCGATGCGCCAACAGCTAATGCTTCTTTTCAAACTGGATATATATCTTACGCTACACCTATCGAATACAATACTGATCTTATAATAGATTATTATCAATTACCTTTAAATTCATCTTCTTTCAATTTCCCCAATAATCCTATTGCTAATCTAACAAACTCAACTTTACAACAAGATTTGAATTATAATACTGATTATTTTGGTTCATTATCTTCTTTAAATAATGTTTTGGGTGGAAATAATTACACACAACCAGCTTACACGAACGTTTATACTGCTGTATTTTCTAAACCATTAACTGGAACTATTTCTTATTCGAATACTTCTAATACTGTTACTGGAGTTGGAACTAATTTTACAAATGTTTTTACTTCTGAAATTTTAATTTCTTTGACCTCTAATCCAGGATTCTCTTTTACTAGAGAAGTTATACCAATTGCAAATGTAGTTAATGATACAACTATAATTTTACATGGTCCTCCAAAATATAGTTCTACATCAACATCTCTTTACGCTGTCGGATATCCAACTTTAAAATCGCAATTATCAAATCAAGAAGCATACAATATTTACCATAAAAATGCCAATGTTTCTAATATTTTCCAGTCATGGAACGCTCAAATATCTGCGAATCCTTCTAGTGGTAATAATATTATCAAAACAGTAACTGCGATAAATTCTGGTAAGGGCTACGTAGAAGGAGAATCAGTAAATTTATATTTGTCTGGTGGAGTTTCTACATTACGCATAGCTGCAGGAGGAAAAAATTACACTAATAATGATTTATTAGTTTTCACTTCTGTTCAAACTTCTAGAATTGCAAATGGATATGTCACAACTGATTCGAACGGAACTGTTACTCATACATTTTTATCTTCTTCTGGTTCTGGGTACGAAGATGTTCCAAATGTTTCTGTATATTCAAATACAGGAACTGGAGCAATAATTACTTGTACTGCTCTTTCTGAATATGATACAACTATTGAAGTTCAAGGTAAAGTAAGAAAAACAGGTAACGGTAGAGGAAAAAGTCATTGGTCTACGACTAGAGGATTTTTAAACTCCGATAAATATATCCAAGATAGTCATTATTATCAAGATTTATCATATCAAATTAACGTTCCTGTAACTCTTGATAAATACAAAGAAGTATTGTATAATACTTTTCATATTGCCGGCACTGAACTGTTTAGTAAATTTCAGAAAATTTCTTCAGAATATGAAGTTAATGAAATTGTTTATGAAACCAGTCCAATATTTGGGTTATCAGACGAATCTGATAGAGAATTGATGGACGAATTTGATAATTTATTAGAAGAAGAACTTTCTTTAATTTCTAGCCCAGAAATAACTTTAGTAACATCAGAAACACAAATTCTTATTACTGACGAAAGCGGAAATATTATACAACAAGAAGTATTATAGCGAGAAAAAATGGGAAAAATTTTATCAAATTACAGAACTAGTATAGTTAGCGATTTAATTGACACTTTAACAACCAACACGCATAACTATTATGGAATAGCAACTGGAGCTGTTCCTAATTTAGGTAATGTTCAACCAGATTCTTCGGATAATTATAATAATCAATTTTTAACTTCTTGGCAGTTGTTGTTTGGTAAGAAAATATCAAATAATGATGTTAAACCTATGATTGTTAACAATCCTTGGGTTTCTAACACTGTTTATTCAAGATACGATAATACACCAAATACCTTTTCAGAAAACGCTAACACATACGCAAATACTAATTATTATGTTATTGTTCCTCCTGGTATTTATGGTGGTGGATATAATATTTACATATGCATTGATAATGCTAATAGTTCTCCTTCAACAGAACCACCATTGCTTATACAACCAACTTCCTTTCAAACAAGTGATAATTATATTTGGAGATATATAACAACAATTAATTCTTTTGATTATGTAAAATTTTCCACTAATGATTATGTTCCAGTATACGCAAATGTTTCTTTATCTGCAGCTGCTTATAATTATTCTGGAATAGATAATGTAATTATAACAAATAGCGGAAAAGGTTATTCATCACACAACGATGGTATAATTCGTTCTGTTGTTAACACAACTTTAATTCAGATTGATTCAAGTTTTTCAAACTCTACTAATACTCCTTCCATAGATAATGATTTTTATACTAATAATGGAATATACATTTATGATCCAACTACTTCAACATCTCAATATTTTGGAGTGGCGAAATACGTTTCCAACACTTCGGGCGTTGTTCAAACGAATTGGATTTATCTAGACGCACAGGCAAATTTAAATAATATTGTTCCTGGTGTCACTCAATATAAAATTTCTCCAAAAGTTGTATTCAAAACTGATGCTACAATTCCTCCGGTAGCCTATAGCGTTATTGATACAGTTGCTAATACTATTTCTGATATTGTCATAATTGATCCAGGTATTGGTGTAACTTGGGCAAATATTTCTATTCAAAGTAACACTAGCTACCCAACTGCAAATTCAGGAAATAGAGCAAACGCTTATGTTGTTGTTCCTCCAAATGGAGGTCATGGTTATGATCCACTTTCCGAATTAAAAGTTGCCGGAATAGGTATATCTTTCACTTTTGCTAATAATGAAAATAATCATTTACCAACTTATTGTTTATATAATAAAATTGGAATTGTCAAAGATCCATATGGTTTGGTAGCAAACACTTACGTTGCTAATGTCACAACTATTTCGCAAGATAGTAGTTTCGCTAATCAATATTTTACTCAAGTTTTGGTGGCTAATATAACTCCTACTGGTGTGATATTTACGGTAGGAGATTCTGTTACTGGTTCAATAAGCAACGCTCTCGGAACAGTAGTGTTTTCTAATAGTTCTCAAATTGGGTTAGTTGGGGATAAATATTTCGCTAATAATGAACCTATAGTTTCTTCTAGTGGAACATTATCTGCTAATATTAATATAAATACTTTTGGTCAAATATATCCAAAAAATCTGGACATATTATATGTTCAAAATTTGACCGATGTTCAACGATCGAACACTCAATCAGAAAATTACAAAATAGTAATTCAGATTTAACAATATGGAAGAATAAATGCCAATTCAAACAAATCTAAATGTATCTCCGTATTTCGATGATTATGCCGATTCTAAAAGTTTTAATAGAATCTTGTTTAAACCATCTGTTCCGGTTCAGGCAAGAGAATTAACTCAGCTTCAATCTATTCTTCAAACTCAGATTGAAAGATTCGGTAACTGGGCATTTAAAAACGGTGATGTTGTTTATGGTTGTACTATAGTAGATATTCCTGTCCTCCCATACGTAAGATTAGACGATTACCAGTCAAATGGTGCTGGTTTCTATGCCAATAATTTACAATTCACATTAGCAAAATCATTAACTTCTAATCTTCAAGCAAGAGTTGTTACTGCAAATAGTGGTCTTGCTTCTCAATATCCTAATACCAACGTAGTATATTTGAATTATATTAACAGCGGTATTAATGGAGAAAAAACTTTCTCAAACACAGACGTTTTACATTTTTACAACACTCCTTTAACAGGTAATGCAGCTGTTGATAATGTTGCAACAGTTAATGTTTTTGCTAACGTAAGTTCAAATCAAGTTTCTATTGGAAACGCTCATGGTATTTCAGTTGCTGATGGTGTTGTTTTCCTGAATGGTAATTTTATTAAAATTCAAAATACAGTTTACGGAATTGTTAATAATTATGGAACTTACGCTGGTAACAATTTAGTTGGTTTCATTGGTAACGAAAATATTATTAACTCAGATATCGATAGTTCATTATTAGATAATGCTTTAGGATATCCAAACCAAAATGCTCCTGGCGCTGATAGACTTCAGATACTACCAGCTTTAATATCTTTAGACCCAACAACAGCAGCAAATACAGCAAACTTCAATCCAATTGCCACTTATAATTTTGGCGGACTTGTTCAGAAACAATCTAACAACGATGTCCAATCTGTTGTCGCAGAAGCCCTTGCAAAAAGAGT